TACTACATTCAACCGTCATCTCAGCCAACTTCCCAACAGACTCTATTCTAAGATGTAACCATTCTGTTCGTCTTTCTTTGTTTTCACTCATATCAATTTCCTAATCCTTTTTATTTTGCTGCTAACAACATCCATAATAAAATGCGCCATATCTGCCACTGCCAAACCACCAAACCAAATCATAAATAGCGGCTGGCTAACGATTGCCAGAACCGGCACAGAGACACCTGCAATCGCCCCTAACAGCCACAACCAGCCTAACAGGTAGCCAACGCGCCCAGCCGTGCCAATTATCGGCCAATGGCTTAATGGTGAGCGGTGGGGGATTAGCCAGGCGTATGGGTACCATAAAGTCACCCACAGCATACCGAAAATCCACAGCTTTTTAATCATCTGCCACTCGCTACGGGTGATGTCATCTAAATCCAAATCAGGGTCAATGATAAGGCCAGTAGCGCAGCCGATGGCACCAGCGGCCATAGCGGTAAATGGGTCAGATGGATACAGCAACAATGAAGCCATAGCCACCGGGAAGATTAGGGCAGTAGTGGCCTGGGCATGTGTCTTTCCGTCACTCATTTGAAACCCCAATCATAAGCAAGTGAACCATATGAATAATGCGAACCGTTCAATAAATCAACCCAGCAATAGCTACTATCCGCTTGCCGCTTTAATGCCGGGTCATATTGCCCCGGCTGATAACAATTAATCCAGCCGCCAGTGTCTCTACATTCATAAATCACACCATCCAACTCGAACCGCTGCCCATGATGCCAACCATTAGAACGAGGACAAGCCGCGGCATAAACACCACCCCGGCCACCTATCCATGATTGCACTCTGTCACCACTCGCCATTGTGGTGCAATCATGGTCGCAATTCGTTCCACCTAATGATGGATCATACCAACTAATCCGCAATGGATAATCGGGCGTAAACGTGCTACCAACGCCAGCATACTGATACTTCGCCGGCTCATATTCCAACCAATTCAGCATACGGCCGTCACGTTTCAAAATGACATGGCTATGGCATATTGGCGCAGCTCCCACGAAATAGCCGGTTTTGTTTTCCGTACCGATGAGCTGCCCCGTTCGCACATTGTCACCAATTCGCACCACATAATCACCATGCAGCAGCATCAGCGTATAGCCGTTGTTACCTGCAATCGTCAATGTGGCGTTGCCCTGATGGTCGATATGATTTTCTGTCACCTCACCAGCAAACGGCGCATAGATAGGCTCACCGCATCCTGCCGATATGTCGATGCCTTGCCAGCCAGGAGAGCCGTGCATACTCGCATTGACAATCCGATAGCGGCTGTAAATCTCACCAAATTCACCAGACGCCATTTCCGGTTCGCGTATCACTGTGTAGGCCACAATCGCCAATGGCAACAGACTAATGAGCTGCACAGTGAGCAGGGCGGTGAAAAAAATCCAGCGAAAAGCGCGGCGGCTACGGGTCAACAGCCAGATGATTATGTACGGTGTGATTAGTAGAGTTGCTGCACGCATTTTCTAATATTCCAAAATGGGACATTACCAGAGGTAGGATTCTAAAATGTCCCGTGTTTTTAAGAATTTTTTATAAATTAGAATCCTTCTATTTTTCTACACGTGTAGAAATTTTTTCCATCCAATTATAAAAAGTTGCCTGACTAAATCCGAAAGCCGCTACCGCCTCATCTGCCGTTGGTTCATGGCCCAGACTTTCCAACCATTGCAAAAACATAGCGCGTTTTTTATCCTCACTGCCAGACCAATCATAGGTGTCTGGTACAGGTGCTTCAATCACCGGCCATTCTGGTTCCTTGTCGTTTGAATAAAATTTCAGCGCCTTTTTCAATTCGCCAGCCTGGATATAAATTGACTGAATCACCATCATCTCACCGGCAATATTGGCAATGAAACGACCTTTAATTTTGCCAGCCTTATGGAACGGCTCGTGAATCTCTTTTGGCACCTGCACCACTTTGTAATAATCAGATGGATTCGCCAGATAGCCACAGAACCAGGATGCCAACTGACTTTTTAATTTGTTTGGCAGCATCTCAACCATTGGCAATTGTGTAGCCGGAACCACATAGATACCAAACGCCTGCCCTTCTTTGGCAATTTTTACCAATCCGTTTAATGCCGCTTCATTTTCCATCGTCACATTTTGAAACTCATCAAAGATTGCCAAAATCACCGGTAAACGCCGCAAGCCGAGTGAAGCATTGATACTGTGATACTCTTTCAGATTGCTGGGCACATCAAATTTAGGTGCCATTTTGAATAATGCCGACCGGCGCTCTTTTTCTTTCAATAGCCAATTGATCTGAAGCTCTGATTCTTTGGTTGTTTCAGCAATCGGTAAAGCCAGATGTTTCAGGTATCTGAACTTGGCAAAATCCAAGCCGTCTTTCAAATCGGAAATAACAAGCTGCAATTCACTGGGTGAATTTTTGGTGATAAGTTGGTAAACAATTGATTTTAATGCTGCCGTTTTTCCAGCGCGGGTAATGGCATACATACCAAAGCTGCCCGTTTCTTCCAAATCCGTCACGATAAATTGACCCGATTCTATTTCTTTCCCTGGCGAGAATTGGTAAGGTATTTCCATTTCGGAAACATCTATTTCTGGCTTTACAAATAGTTTGGGAAATACAGCGGCCAGTTCCACCAAATACGGCCGTAACCACTGCCAACCCTGCCCCCAGAGGCCACTAGAATGGCCGTAGATAGCAGCAGCAGCACAGATAGCCACTAGGATACCCAAAACGATTGAACGATTCTGGTAGCCAATAACAGCGGCTAACAGGACGGCCAATGCGTAAGCGGTATCGTAATTAGTGGTATCTGTGTTTTTGGTCATTATTCACCAGTCTGAAAATGATCAATCTCTAACTCTGGATTCTCGTTCAAGAATTTACGCAATTCAAAAATATTTATCACCTTTGCAGGCTGCTCGAGAATCTGCTCCTTCCTGCTCTTTCGGTTACCAAACAAGCGTTTCTTTAATCGCCGGAAGGCGGCAATGTCCATTTTTGCATCACGCACAGCTTCCTCTGCGTCATCATTGCCCCAAGCATCTGCCAACGACTGACGATTTTCAATAGCGCAATTCAGGGCATAGAAAAGCACATCCTCCGTTTTTCGCCTATCCATCATTCACATCCTCCACCATTCATCTGCTTTGCCAGATAATACAGTTTGATTTTTTCATCCTCAGTAACATCACCGCTCGCCACAAAACAGGCAAGTCTATCCAGTTCAGGCCAGCGCCGTTGCAATTCCACAAGCGCCGGATTGCTGGCATCATACACATTCAAATCAGTTGCCACATGTACCAGCAACGCCTTATCCTCGATGGTCAAATGCTGATAGGTTGCCCCGGTCCATTCCACCGGCCAGACATACCAACCCAGCACAGTGAGGCCAAAAATAGCACCAATCAGCAAGCAACTAATCGCTATCCATTTGCGGCTAACTGATTGCCAGATAGCAGTTAAGGCAGCGGCTTTTATATTCGGTTCAGGTGCGCTTGTGACACGCGCCTGGGGGATTGCCATTGAAGGACGGGTATCGAAGTTGTTTACTTTTTTCATGGCTTAATTCCCCGGTTCCGGCGTGGCAACAATGCAGCCTTTGCCCACATCCTCAACAGTCTGGCAGATGAACACCGTGGGCGCTGGCGTGCCATTTGTCTGCCACTGATAATCTGTCCAGGTCGGCTCTATCATCGGTCTAGGTGTCTCTGTTGGCGTGGCTGTAAATTCTGGCAATGCTGTAGGAAAGTCGCCAAAATAAGCCGTTGCCGTCGCTGCAAAATCAATTGAAGGCGTAGGCAATGGTGTAGCTGTAAATTCTACCGTTGGCACGGTAACGGCCGTATCGCCGCTATCACCGGCTAAATCATCACCCAAAAACGAACGGATAGCAGATTCCATAGCCGGTCGCTTTGCCGCCAATGACATCATCAGGTCAATGCTGGCATCGGTCAGCTCTGGTCCGTAGTTCCTGATTCCATACGGCAATGACCACAGAATCACCAGCACATAAGCCAGCATATCCCAGCGCACCGTTCGATTGCGTAGGCTCTGGATAGCCGCCGTGCCAACGATTAGGAACGTACCCACCAATGCCGCCATCAATGTGAGAAGTGTCAACCATTGACTGATTTTATCAATCGTCTGAGGTTCCATAACTATTTAGTCCTATGTTTCGTTGGGGGATGGTACAATGGTGCTTGGTAGGCCCGCACAGCTTTACCAAAAATCACCTAGCCGATCCCCTCATGTCAGCTAGGTGATTTTATTTTGCGGCTGGCATCTGCAAACCGTCACGCTCAATCTTCTCACGGATAGCTTCATCCATAAACTGAACCTGGCTTACCTTCTCGCCAGTTGTGATAGTTGCCATCGCCGCGGCCATTCGCAGCATGTCTACCGTCGTTTGCCAAATTGTGATGTTCGTATGTTCGTTTTTACTCATAATATCCTCCAAAGAATTTACACAATATAATAGCATAGTTGTGATTATATAGCAATCCCAACTATGCAATAATACCTAGCGAGATACCCGGATACAAGCCTCTGGATATTCCTTGCAAGCCTCCAAATATTTTTCCAGCCAGGGCACAAAATCGCGATAGGTTCCCCAACCATTTGAGGCATCAAACTGCCGGTAATAATCTGGCCGCTTTTTCATATCCTCAAGTCCAGATTCAAGAACCTGGATAATCTCACCAGCTTTAGTAAATCCGTTTCCATCTGGTCGCCAAACAGCCTCGTAGATACCAGCTTTCCCGGCCATCACCCCTAAATTGTGCGTGATGTTTGCCCAATAGAACTCATCGGAAATGAGTACGCTACGGGATTCGCCGCAACAATGGCACGTCTCTAAAACTTCGTATTCTTCACCATTCAGACATACATTTAGGCTCATTTCATCCTCCGAATAGAAACATACGGCGGCTTTTCCGTGCGACAAGCCAATATTTCAGGATGCACCAGCGCAAAGCCTTCGAGCTTGCCATTGTCCCAAGCCGGTTTGGGTTGTGCGTAAACAGCCATGTAATGAGCCGTCTTGACCGTTTCGCCGTGTTCAATCGTGGCGGATTTAATCTCACCCTGGAGCGTGTTCACGGCCGTTTGGCGCTGTTCTGAGGCTTGGGAGAGAAGCGTGTCAAACTCAGCATTGATTTCCTGAAAACGACTATAAGTTTCCAAGCCAAGCAGCTCAAAAATCTGCCCATTGCGCTCGTTGTCTAGATTGGTTTGCACCGCATCATATTCCGTTTCTACCAGGTGCAATTGTTCTAATTTCTGTTCAATCTCGTTCATTCCCAATCTCCTATAAAATGATGATAAGCGCCGCCAAAACAACAGCAGCAAACAATAAAATAATCAAACATCCACCTGCGCGATTCGGTTCTTCATTGCCGCCGAAAATAATTTCAACGGATTCACGCGCATAGGTATCGGCTAATTTCCTCTCGTTTTTGGCGTGACTATTCACAAACCACCACCTCTTTTTCATACACCGCATTGACATACAACATTTCAATATACTCCGCTGCCATTTTGTCACCGGCAAAATGCTGCTTTAACAAAGTATCTAGATTTTTCAAAACCCAGAAGATGCCACAATTGGCGATTTCTTCTACCTGTTCATAGTTCAAGAAGTTCATATCAATTTCCCTCATTATCTAATTGGCAACATACCCAACTGAACCCAATCTAAAATCATCTCAATTCGTTCTTGCCAGGTGCTGCCACTGTTAAAAATATCCACCGCTGCCAAATGGTCAGCCGTGGTTAATACACGCCCTTTTAATTGTTTCTCAACTGCATAATGAATGTCAGAACCGAACAGCGCCAAAACATCTGTGTCGCATTTTCTACCATTGCAAGAGGGGCAGCAGGTGATGAGATTACTCATCTCTTTTTTGTCGCCGCCTGATTTGCGACTTTGTACATGGTCAACGTGGGGCGTAACGGCAAATGATTTTTGGCAGTAGGGGCAGAATAGGCCATTGTGATAGCGGATGTCCGCTATAAAGACTTTGGCTCTTAAGCTGCCACGTACCCGGTCGGATTCTGACATTCGGACTGGCATTAGTTGGCATCCTTAATTTCAAGGCACTTTTTACATGTCGGTTCACTGGCATAATAATCAACTCTTACAGAGCTAAAGCGGCGATTGCCCGTACTGCATTTTTCAGCACCACACAATGTGCGCAATGTTCCATTAAAATCTTTTGCCAAATGTGTTGATTTACCCTTACCAACTATTACCAATTTCATCTCAATTTCCTTTTTGTTATGAATTTCAAACACAAGAGGATATTATCATAACATATTGTGAATGTCAAGTAATTAAGGGAATGAATATTCTACACGTGTAGAAAGTGGGGAAAAGCGAAAAGCCGCTGGATGGATGGTCTAGCGGCTTTTCTAACAGGAGGTACAAAAATGTTGCGACTTCAAAAACCCAGTTACATCATAAATCCTTTACGGCTGTTTCGTCAATCTCAATTCCAACCATATCCAACGCCCTGGCAACACTTGGCAACATCATCACCAACTTGTCAAAATTGCCCTCATCCTCTACTGGCTTCACAGCCCATTGCGCCACCTGATAAAGCGCATTTGTGGCCGCTGCCAACGCCTCATGATAGTCATGTAACAGTTGCAAACATCCGCGCGCGCAGGAATCATGGCCGGAGTGGCCTTCCTTATCATGCAAACATCCGCGCGCGCGTGGGAATCCCACACATAGATGAGCTAATGTCACCATTAGCCGCTGGTGGTCTTAAAGCAAACATCACTCGCCACCTTCCTGCTTCACAGTATCTGGCAACCCAGACAACTCCACAGGCAATCCGCCGCGCTTCACGGCTTCACCATAAGCAACTAAATTCATAGCTGCGTTTAAGTCTCTATCAATTTCGTTTCCACAACCGCCGCATTTATAAGTTCTATCTGCCAGGGTTAATTCTTTGTGATACCAGCCACATTTACTACACAAGCGACTAGAGGCAAAGAACCGACCTGCTTTGATTAGTTCAGCACCTGACCATTCTGTTTTGTACTCTATTTGTCGGTGCAATTCGCCCATGCCAGCATCGGATAAAGCCTTAGCTAAACGGCCGTTTTTCAGCATCCCTTTAATATTCAAATCTTCAATAACAACCGCTGCCGGAAGGGATGAAACAACCGCCTTGCTAACATTGTGCAAATGATGGGCACGAACGTTAGCAATCTTCAAATGCAGCTTGGCAACCTTAGCTTTTGTTTTGGCCCGGTTTGAACTGCCCTTTGTGCGCCGATGTAATTCTCTATTTAGCCGTGCCATTTTCTTTTCATATTTGTACAGTGTTTTTTGAGCTTCAAAACTGCGACCATCTGATAATACGGCCGTTGATTTTATGCCAACATCAACCCCTATCATGTGCCCGTTTGTTTCAGGCTGTTCTATTTCTTCTTCAACCTGGACACTGATAAACCATTGTCCAGCGCGTTCGGAGATAGTGACAAAAAGAATCTTGACATCTTCTGGAATGTAATCTTTTTCAGCTAAGTTAACCCAGCCAATACGGGGCAGCTTGATACGGCCGTTTTCAACACGAACGGAATTAAAATCACCACGTAAAACAAATGACTGCTTGTCTTTATATCTGCTTTTGAATTTAGGGAATCCCGCTTCTTTGCCGCCTTTCCCGTTTTTAATGCGACGGAAAAAGTTTTGGTAAGCAGCATCTACATGCTTCAATTCAGCTTCAACTAATTTGTATGGGTATTCACGAATCCAGGGACATAGTTCATCTTTGATAGCATTAAAGCGATTCGACTGCTCAAAGCGGTTGGGCTTGCCCCCAGCTTCAAACATTTCTTTTCTATCAGCCAATGCCCAATTGAAAACAAAACGAGCCGCCCCACAACAGCCGCCAAAATAGCGCCGCTGTTCAGCAGTCGGTCTTAACTTTGTTTTGTAGGCTTTCATGATAGAATTTGTCATGCTTCGCTACCTTATTAGCGGAGGGCTGGCAGATGTTTCCGCATCGTGGCCAGCATTTTATTTCCTGAATTATAGCATGTATGGTCAGTCATGTAAAACAATTTCCTACGACTCTGCCTCACCGATAGCAACACCAGCAATATCTAGCGCCCGTTTAATGTCTGGCAACATACCAATCAGCTCATCAAACGAACCACCCTCATCTGGTGAGCTTGTGGCCCATCGCCCTATGCGATAGAGAATATGCGAGGTTGTCACCAAGGCTTGACAATAATCCTTTAGCAGTTGGTCTAAATTCTCCACATCATACCGGGTGAGCCGATGATATTGACGAAAATCCAGCACGTGCAATTTATTGCCGTCGCCTGATTTTATTTGCAGCCTGCCGGTTTCTTGAAAATCTGGATTCATTAAATCGAAATTATTCATTTGCCATCCCTCTCGGCCATCAATTGGCGAAGGTACATCACCAAATCAATAGCCTCCTGATAAGCGTCCATTAGGGCATCACGCCCATTATTGGTTTGCAATGTTGTACCGTATTTTTCTTTACCCATTTTCACCCTAGCTTGAATATCGGCCAGAACAAGCGGCGCAATTTCAATTGTGCCCGGCTGGGGCATTGGTTCGTTTTTTGCTACTCCTGACATAATTCCCTCACTTTTCTGACACAATAGGCAGCATTGTATTCTGCCCCTACTGCTAAATAATCGCTAATTAAGGCTTGCCATGCTGCCATGTCTATCACGCCCTTGTAAGCGGCTTCTAGCAGGCCCTGGCGACGTGTGGCGAGTTGGTTCATTCGTCAAGCTCCCGGCTAATCCTGCTAGACAACATCGCAGCAGCAACCACCAAAACAGTCGCCAAAATACCACAGCCGCCTAACAGGATTAGCCAAATCATTTGCGGTTAATACTCGCTTCTGAACTGTACCCCTCTGGATACCGTTCCATTAATTTATCAATGTTTTGCTTCATGACGTTTTCAAGGCTAAAGCCTAACGTGGTACACAATCCAGCCAGATACCAACACACATCCCCGATTTCTTTTTGCAATTGCGTCTGATTCAATCCGTGCCGATGGAAGATGGCCTTTTTGATATTGTCTACCACCTCGCCAGCCTCACCAGCCAGCCCGATGGCACACCACACAATCATTATTTCACCATCGGTCAACGGTCGTTCCGGTCCGTCAATCAATGTTCGGGCAGCTTGCTTTTGATATTCGTTCGGAGTCATGCTTGCACCTTAATTTTTGCAAAATCAAACAGCGATGGCATGTTTTTGCGGCGCTCGGCTTCCTGCATATTTTTAATACCTAATTCCCAATAGCTACGCTTTAGCTCAGAACCAACAGCCCGTCGCCCCATCATCACAGCTTGATAGATTTCAGAGAAGATACCAGCAAAACCAGTACCAACTAAATCATCCTCATCGGTATATTGTTCAATACACCGTTCGATTAGTTGAAGTTGAAGCGGCGCAATATGTTTTTCATCTTTTTCATTACGCGCCATGCGATATTCTAGTACATCAGTCTGCTGAATATCCATCCAAACATCGGAATGACTTTCCGGCAACCCCGGTAAATCCCACCATACCGGGCTGGCATACCGTTGCCATACTTGAATTGAATAATAAGCATCATTGTCCCAAAACTGCGGAGCATCCGTACCAATGTACTGATGATAACCGTTTTGTTTGCTTTCATCTCTGGTGTAAATGTCATACTCTCGCACCACGCCGTTATCATCCTCTCTTGCCGTATGGCCGTAATAGCGCGATGGCGGTACAAGGTCGTGAGTGACATGTACAATCTTGCTGTTTTTATCGCTCATGTCCTTTACCCACTTTCGCAAAACAACTAGAAACGATCCATCTGTCAATGACACGCGGGAACTAAACACTAAATTAAGCGGCTCACCCATTTGAATTACTTTTGTACATTCCAGCATATCTTTAACACGAATGACCATCACGCGGCCATCCCGTAATTGCTTTTTATGTGGTTGCAATTTATTTGGCATCCCATCTAAAACAATCAGATCGGCAATGCCATCATTTTGATGATATGGGGAAAAGATATTCTCGCCTGGATTAGTCCATAAATCCATACAGCGCATCACGACGGATTCGGGGATTTTATCTAGCTGCTTATTGCCACCTTCCGCTTTAGTTCCATCTGGCTTGCGAAAGATTAAAACATAATCAGCAATACCCTGGCGTGCCTGTTCTGTTTTCTCACAAAACGACTTAGACCATAACAGCGAGATGCGTTTTGTACGTTGCATCTCAACTACCGGATCTTTCCATACGGTTTTTGAACCAACAAACTCCCATCCCGCATCTTGGTGGATTTTGATTAGTTCACCAGGGAAATCAATAATACCAATCTCATGACCTGTATCCTGTTTAAGCAATGCTAAATCCTGGCAATGCTCTGCCTTATACGTTCCCGGCTTGCTTGCTCGTAACTGTTCCTGCAGGATAAATTGATACTGCTGATAAAACTGCTCATCATTAATGCAGTTCCCTAAATCCTCTGCGTTATCAGAATAAACAAAAATCTGTTTGAATGGCGGCGATTGTACCCAAAAGTCAACACTATCAGATTCAACTTTTTTCAATTGGACCGCTGAATCCCCATGATAAACCTTCCAACCATCGCCCTCTGCCACCTCACCACCAACACCAAATGGCGTATATTTAAATGGCGATGTCAAGCTCATGCCGTTTTGTTTCATAAACTTGACCATTTGTGTTTGCATTTTTTCATGGTCACGATGTTTGCGGTTCAAATTCGAGAGAATATCGCCTTCACTTTCTGCGTAGATAATATGGCAATTGACCGCCTCTTTGCGCCCGAAACGGTGAGAACGTTTGTATCCCTGATAAAACGGCTCAAACTTATGAGTGATGGAAGTCCAGACCTGTTCACCCACATGCTGCCAGTTGAGGCCATGAGCGGCGATTTTTGGCTTTGTGATAAGCACCCGATACTTCCCCTCGCTAAAATCAATCAGCTTTTTCTGCTTAACATCCACTGATTCATTGCCCCGCACCTCGATAGCATCGGGCAGCAACTTAACCAATTGATCTGCCTCATAGTTATATTCGCACCAAACAATAATAAATTCGTTTGGTTTTTCGGCTTGAATATCACGCACGATTTGAGCAGCCATTTCCATCCGATCTTTAATCGTGGCCCGCTTTTCTGCGTGCATATTTGTGGCCGATGTTTTACCGGTAAGCAGCAAACTCATCTGCCCGTTCTTGCCCGTTTCCTCCCAGGCGCGAGTATGGTCAACTTCAACCACATGGCCGATAAAATTCAAATCAGGCAATATGTACCCGGTATCATCAAACTTGCCCAAATCACTCGGTAGCTTGCAGCAAACAGCCCATTCGTTTACCCAGCGCCAAAAATCATTAGCAGCATGTGGCTTCAAGATAGATTCATGCACATTGGCAGAATCGTGCTTAAACCAAGTGCGCTCCATAATGCTTGATTTCATGATACGCAATCCCTCAGCGTGATTACCAAGCTCCCGCGCATCGTTCGGGGCAGGCGTGGCAGTCAAAAACATGAGGTAATCAACTTCGTGAAACTTATCGAAAATGAGCTGTTTGGTTTTTCCATTGTAGTTTTTCAAAATGCTTGATTCATCCAAAACACCGGCAGAGAAATGAGCCACGTTCCAATTTTTAAGCATTTCGTAATTGGTGATAATGTTAGTAGACCCATCCCATTCTTCTATCGTGCGGCAATAAACCAAATCCAATCCCAGTTTCTTGGATTCGTTTACCGTCTGCCCCGTCACGCCAAGAGGAGCGAGTACCAATACCGGCTTGCCCGTTTCTTTAGCAACATAGTGCGCCCAAACCAACTGCACAAAAGTCTTACCCAAACCACACTCGGCAAAAACAGCGCATCGGCCAATTCGCAATCCCCATTGAATGATTGCTACTTGAAAGTCAAACAGAATGGGAAAATCACGCTTAATAACCTCTTTGCTAATTTCAAACCCAACTGGCTTAACACGCTCTATCTTTGTCTGAATAAAATCATCGTATCCAATATCCATATCAATCTCCTGTCTGTTTTTCTTGCCTGATATTATACACAATTCTAGTGGTATATTGTGAATTGTCAATAGAGATTTTCAGCGTTTCACGCATTTTCAATCACACGTGTAGAACTATCTGCCGCTTTTCTTTTGTCGCCAGCTAGGTACACCGGTCAAATCTATCATGTCACCGTCTGGAGCCATCTCGCACAATCTATCCCAATTGCGAGGCCCCAAATGATGCGCCAATTGTGCCAGGCTTAGATTCGATGTAACGATTAGCGAGATGCGCCATTGGTAGCAATAATCCACCACGCGAAAATAACGCGCCTGAATTTCTGATAATTGCAATTCGCTATCTGTGCCAATGTAGGGTATGGATTGCTGGCTACCTATATCGTCAATGACCACAATCGGCACCGTGCCGATAAATGTTGACGGCCGGGGAACCTCACCCAGCCCCCAATCATTTTTTACTGGCGACAATTTCAGCAGCAAATCAGCAGCATTAAAAAACTTGCCAACCGGGGCGATTAGCGCATCTTCAAACGTGTGAGCAATTGACCACAGGATGCACCTGGCGATATGTGTTTTCCCCGTTCCAACTGGGCCACAGAATACCAGACTGGCATCATCGTGATTCGCTTTTTTTCTATCGCGCCAATCGTAGACCATCTGCACCGCCTCTTTCATAAGCGGATGGCTGGTATCTAATTCGCTCAGTTTGGCAGGCTTGACAATGCGGTCTGGTTTCGGCTGTTCACTTTTTGGCAATCGCAAAGGTGGCTCATTTCTACCTGGCAGCGGTTGGATAAAATCCGATAGCGGTTTGACGGCCGTTTCTTGCCGTTCCTTTAGTAGCTCATTAGCCTGTTGTAAATTGCTCACCATCGACCTCCTACACGCTCAGAAGCCGGGGCGGGGATAGGGTTGGCAGATGGCTTGTTTAATTTCTTATCCTTCCAATCCATCCAACGGCGTAGGCACTTCTCCCATCCATACTCACCTTTGGTTTGCTGCACAAAATACCCAAAGTGGAACCAGCTTTCCTGACAGCTTGGTGACTTCGCTGCCCATTCCATAGCCTCTAGCCAACGCTCCCTAAATTGTGGCATTTTCAACTGGGCTTTAATTTTGCTGCGATAGGTTCCCGGTCGCGGTTGT